AAAATTTTCATTGCAGATGATTTTACCTTAAATGGAAAATCAACCCATTGAATTGCAGTTGTAAAGTCATCAAATATTATTACAGGATTTTCTTTAGATGCAGGATATACTCCTGTTTCTTCATTTGTATATCCCAAAATAAATGATTGTCCTGCAGTTAAAACTGGTATTTTAAAACTATCATCATATTTTGTGTCAGAAACTATATACTTTGATGGTTGTTCGTATTCGCATACTTCCTCAAGAGTTTTATATTCCACTCCATTAGGACACTTTTCTTTGATTAACTTCTCTATGTAATTCATTAGTTAGTCCCCTCTTCCAATTGTTTTATTATATCGTTCAGTGACTCTCTAAGTTTAGTTTGTCTTTCTACTATTCTGTCTATTTCTGCGTTTAGTTCTTTTATATTAATCTCTTCTTTTTCTACTTTTGCAGTTACATACTTGTTTACTGATAATGTGTAATCGTTCTCACCTATTTTATCATTGCTTATCAATGCAGACTTGTGCTCGATATTTTCTCTTTTTTCATAGATTTCCAAAATATGACTTATATTTTCTGGAGATAGTTTATTGCTATTAGTTACTTTAATGCAATCCTCTGTAGCATCGATAAATAAAACATTATTATCTGATTTTGATCCCTTTAGAACCATAATACAAGTCGCGATTGATGTTCCAAAGAATAAATTATCTGGCAATTGAATTATTGCATCTATAAAGTTGTTTTTTACTAGATATTTTCTTATTTTCTGTTCTGCTCCACCTCTATATAAAACACCAGGGAAGCATACAATTGATGCAACACCATTCGATGCCAATGACTTTAATGAGTGCATTATAAAAGCCAAGTCAGCTTTTGATTTTGGTGCTAATACACCAGCTGGCGAAAATCTATCATCATTTATTAATGTAGCATCATCGTCCCCATCCCATTTTATTGAATAAGGTGGATTACTAACTATTACTTCAAATGGTTCATCATCTCGATGTTGTGGTCTTTTTAAAGTATCCTCACAAGCTATATTGAATTTATCATAATCGATGTCATGTAAAAACATATTAATTCTACATAGGTTATAAGTTGTTGGATTCTTTTCTTGTCCATAGAATCCTAATCTAACTTTATCTTTACCAAGTATTTTTGCAGTATTTAAAAGCAAAGAACCGGATCCACAAGCAGGGTCATATACTTTGTTAACTTCCTCTTTACCTAATATGGCTATCCTTGTTAATAGTTCTGATACTTCTTGAGGTGTATAATACTCTCCGCCACTTTTTCCTGCATTTGATGCATACATACCCATAAGGAATTCATAAGCATCACCAAAAGCATCAATTGTATTTCCTTTGTAATCACCAAGGTTCATTGAACTAATAGAATTCATAATTTTACAAAGTTGCTCGTTTCTTGTATTAACATTGTTTCCTAGTTTATTACTATTTACATCGATATCATCAAACAAACCTTTAAAGTTATCTTCACTATCAGTTCCTTTTGCCGATTGCTCTATGTTATCAAATATTTTTTCCAATGTTTCATTTAGGTTTTCATCACTCTTTGCCTTCTTAGTTACATTACAAAATAATTCACTTGGATATATAAAGAAACCTTTTGTTCTAATTAATTCACTTCTTGCTAATTCTGCATCAGCATCATCCATTTCTTCATATTTGAAATCCTTTCTTCCAGATTCCTTCTCTATTTCATTTACATATTTTGCAAAATTCTCTGATATATACCTATAAAATAAAAAACCTAAAACATACGCTTTGAAATCCCAACCATCAACTGCTCCTCTTAAATCTTCAGCTATTTTCCATATAGTTTTATGTAATTCTGCACGTTCTTGCTCTTTTCTATTATTCATTATAAAACCTCACTTCTAATCGTTATAACACTAAAAAGTATAGCACAAGTGAAAATAAAATTAAAAATTTTATACAACTTTTCTGGCACTACTTTGAAACTAAAATAAAAAAAGTATGAAACTAAATTAATAATTCCATACCCTTACCCTTCTATAACCTCAAATATTTCACTAGATATTGATGAAAGATCCTCAAACTTTATTTTAGTTTTATCTTCAAAAACTATCCTTTGCTCATAGTCATCTATTTTCTTAACTATACCGTTTTTAGACTTGTAGCATCCACCTTCTTTTTTCTTGTCTGCAACAAAATGTATAATGGTTACTTCTATTTTTTCTTTGATTCTCTCATTGATTTGAAATAGTTTAGAACTGATTATGTCTTTTTCTTCTTCTGTCAATTCTTTTCTTTTTTCGACAATTCTACCAGTTTCATTAATTGCCTCACCATATCCTGTTAAAGCTGCAAATGGTGCGAATTGAGCTGCCCTATCATATTGACTCATTTGCTTTCTGGTCCTGGAAACATGGTGTGGTTTATATAGCAAGTCATCATATTTACTCATGCTTTATGACCTCCTATCTGTGCATTTCTATCTTTAGCGGTTGCTCCTTCTTCTAGATTCATACCCTTTAGAACTGCATTTTTTCCATACTTTTTCTTTATTTCTAACAATGCCTTTTGAAGGTTCTTTTCTTTTTTATCTGCGATTTTATCTTTTTTTTCTTTTTCTATATCATCCTCAACATTACTAAATAAATCGATTTGTTTATATTCTTGCTTTTTAGTAGGTTGTGACCCTTCTGGAACAATGTTATTTGCAGATATAGTAATCCTCCTGACCAGTAAAATAGGATTAATGATTCTATCGTATAATTTTGTTACTTCACTAACTAGTTTACTTGATGACGAAGTATAGTCAAACCTACTAGTTCCATGCGCTGGTTTTGGTGTTTTACGCCCATAGTGATCTAACACAACCTCTCCCTTATAATTGTCGGCTATATCAGGATTAGTAAGGTTGTCTATATCATAACCAATAGTTAACACTAATTGATCAGTAACTAGATCCTTATCAACTAAATCTAACGCCAATAAGTCCATCATTTCTTTAACAATCAACTTTGCCTTTTTAGAAGTATAAGCACAATGTAATACTTGTCCTGAACTCAAACTATTAGTAGAAGGTTTGTAAGCCTTTATATCTTTAATAGTTGTTGGTTCATATCCCCAAGCATGGTCGATTAATAATTCTGCATTAATACCAAACGTTTGATATAGCAAGTCCTCATTTTCTTCAGAGCATCTACAAATATCACCCATAGTGTATAATCCTATTTTTTGAAGTCTATTTTGTATGCCGTGTCCTACTCGCCAAAAATCAGTCAATGGTGTGTGTTCCCAAAGTGATCTCCTATAGCTTAACTCGTCTAAAGAAGCTATCCTTACCCCGTTTTTATCAGGTGGCATTTTCTTTGCTACTATATCCATCGCCACTTTTGCTAAATACATATTCGTTCCAATACCAGCAGTTGCAGTGACCCCAGTTTCCTTTAGCACGTCATTAATCATTTTTCTAGCAAGTTCTTCTGCAGTAAGCCCCATTGGATTCAAATATCCAGTAACATCCATAAATACTTCATCAATTGAATAAACATGGATATCCTCTGCAGAAATATACTTCAAATAAACATCATAGATTTTAGTGCTGTATTGGATATATTTTGCCATTTGAGGTGGTGCAACTATAAAGTCTATTGAATATTCAGGGTGTTGTTTTAATTGCGTATCATCAAAGGATGCACCTGTAAAGGTTCTATTTGGTGCTTTCGTCCTTCTATTTTCATTAGCTTCTTTGACTTTTTGTTTAAGTATGTATAACCTTTCACGACCAGGAATACCGTATGACTTTAATGATGGCGATACTGCTAGGCATATTGTTTTATCTGTTCTTGACTCATCCGCTACTACTAAATTTGTTTTTAATGGATCTAAACCTCGTTCCATACACTCAACTGATGCATAGAAGGACTTAAGGTCTATACAAATATAAGTTCTTTCCCTCACTAGCATCACCCCACTTATTTTTCACATTATAACAAATTTAAAACTAATTTGAGAAAATTATGAAACAAAGTTGAAACTATTTTGAAATAAAAAAGAGACTAATGTGAAACTAGCCTCAAACATTATAGTATTCTCCCCAGTGGGATTATATCACAAGTGAAACAAATATGAATAAATTTTGAAACTTTTATGAAACTACCTTGATACTGTCAACACTGTCGCACGATGTTAACACAGTGTCTGCTCTTTAAAACTAGCCATAAATCCGTAAAAGTGCCTATTTTAGGGCTTTTTTACGAATAAATGTACCGTCACAGTGCATCACAGTATCTCACAGCATCTTCGATAGAAACACACAAAAAGAGGCTTTCGCCCCTCTATTACAACAACTCAATAATTTCACTCGTTAAGTAATTTTCTAAATTTATATGAGTATCATGCCCTACATTTATATCTAGCCCATCAATTCCTTTTATACCTATACAAAGTAATAAAATATCTTGGAATGTAAACTCTTTAATTTCATATTTGCTAAATTCAGGAGGAATAAAATGTTTTCTAGTAAAGGAAGTAAACCACTTACATCCGTCAGTTGTTTTAGTTATTATTGGTAGCATATCCTCTTCAATTACTGGGATAACATTCTCATACTCTCTGTTAACTTCTACTAGTTTTGATTTATTTATTGGCACATACAATAATGTTCGCCTTAAAGCCATTATTATATTTACTAAGTCCTCATCATCGTTTGTGTTCTTATATTCCATAATCGCTTCTTCAGCAGTTATATTCATTTTGAATTTTGACTCATCAATTTCCATTCGCTCATCATACATACTTATCTCCCCTTTTTCGTCATTATACAATTTTTATTCTAATTATCCAATGTGAAAATTGTCAACATTCGGTTAACAAGTTATTTCCTGACCATTGTAGAATCTAAAAGTAATTTTTCCATCTCTATGAACCATACCTTCCTCAACTAAAAGCATCCATGCCTTACGATTCCATTCAGTTAGTTCTTTTGGAAGTTCATCTAGATTTTTTAAGAATCCGTTTAATCTATGAACTAGACAACTATTTACATACTTAACATTTTCTTCCTCATCTAGTTTATTCTTTAATTCATTAAATCTAGCATTGTAAATTTCATATTGAGCTCTACCCTCGTCATCCTCATCTAATCTATAACAAAATCTATTCAATAATGAACGAGTTTTTTGTGTTAGGTCTTTTAACTCACCTACATAACTATCTATATTGATTCTTAATTGATCTAATGATTTTACGAGTGTGTCAATAGTTAAGTTTGTTTCCTCTAATACATAAGGAAGATTACCTTGTAAAATATTGTATGCTCTAATAAATTTATTTTGTATTTGTTCTTCAGTTAATGAAGGCGTTTCACATTTTTCTTCATTGTCATACATACCATTACATCTATAATAACTCTTTCTATATTTGTCTTGAGAGTGCATTAGTTTTTTACCATAATAATCACCACAATCAGCACATACAAGTTTAGAAGAGAATACACTTGTTGATGAGTATTTAGCACCAATTTTCTTTCTTCTATCCATTTCTGCTTGAGTTTGATACCACATTTCTTTTGGAATAATTACTGGTAATACATTCTCATAATGGAATTTAGGAAGAACTCTATCATTCTTTACACTCTTATGATCTAGGAAGTTCTTAACATAGGTCTTTTGTAATATAGCATCACCCATGTATTTTTCATTTGTAAGAATAGACTCAATAACAACTTTTGTCCATTTTGCATTTTTCTTTCCACTTGGTGTTGGTATTCCTTGTTCATTCAAATAATTAGCAATATAAGAACATGATTTACCTTCATACAAAAACATTTCATAAATAAGAACAACAACATCAGCTTCTTCTTTAATTATAAGGTAACATTTAGTAATTTTATCTCTTGTAAAACCAAGGAAATGCTTATAATTGAATGAAAACTCTCCTTTTTCAAATTTCATTCTTTTTCCTTTGGCTACATTTGCTGAAGTTGATCTAGATTCCTCTTGAGCTATTGAAGCCCTAATAGTCAAGTTTATTTCTGATGAAGGGTCTCGTGAATCTATTTTATCATTTTCAAATATAACCCCTATTCCATGCCTTCTTAACTCTCTAGTAATTGAAATGGTATCTAATGTATTTCTTGCAAATCTAGATACTGATTTAGTAAGAATTAGGTCTATTTTCCCTGCATAACAATCATTAATCATTTGATTAAATTCTGTTCTATTTTTTACTCTAGTCCCTGATTTACCTCTATCGGCATAAACCCCTGCAAATATCCATCTAGGATTAGATTTTATATATTGTGTATAGTATTCTTTTTGTGACTCATAACTTGTTAATTGTTCCTCGTCCTTTGTTGAAACTCTGGCATATGAGCAAACCTTTATTTTCTTAAAAACATCATCAAATTGGTTAACCATTAATGAAGCTGTAGGTGCTATTACTGTAACATTACTTGGCATATTGTAACCTCTCTCTATAAGCTAGTGTTTTTTCTCTAGCCCTTGCCTTCATTTCTTCAGTCCAGCTCTTTGCCCTACTATCATTTTCCCAACTTACTGTTTGCTTTCTTCCTCTTATAGTTTCGACCTCAACTTGATTATTTTCTAGTATTCTGATATTTGCCACATAATTTACTACTTCTTCAGTTTCTATTTCTCTATTTATAACTTTACAAATGCACTCCATTAATTTCTTATGAGGTATTTGTTTAGAAGGACAACTTGCCTTTCCTTCCGATAGATATTTTTCGCAAACCCATACTTCTTTTTTATTTCTAATTTTGTTCCTGTAGGTCTTGCCACAATTACCACATTTTATAAGTTTTGCCATTGGATGAATTTTAAATCTAGGTGTATATTTTGCTCTTTTTTCTTCCCTTTCTTTTCTGATCTTTTGGCACAATTCAAATTCTTCCCTTGTAATTATAGGTTCGTGATTATCATGAACAATGAACTTTGTTTTTTCGCCCCTATTAATTCTTCTATGTTTAGTTATAGGGTCGTCCCTAAATGTTTTTTGAAGTATTTTATCCCCTGTATAATCAGGATTAGTAAGAATTTGTCTAACAGAGCTTCTGCACCATCTTTGTTTTTTAAATGGTTTTATTCCTACTTCAGTTAGAATGTTGGATATTTTTTGGTCTCCATAACCACCATACATATACATTTTATATATTAATTTCACTACTTCCGCCTCCTCTTTATGAACTATGTATTTTTTATCTTTTACTCTGTATCCAAAGCAATCCTTCAAGCCCCAGCTTATTCCTTTTTGAAAATCATAACTAATTCGCCATTTCATATTTTCTGATGTGCTTGCAGCTTGCATTTGTGCGTGTATAGCATATAGGGTAAGTTTGTATTCACTTTCTGGATTTATTGAGTGTAAATCTTCATCCTCAAAGAAAATATCGACATCGATTTCTCTTAATTCTCGTGCTATCCTTACTGTTTCAAATAAGTTCCTTGCAAACCTTGTAACTGACTTTGTGATTATCATGTCTATTTTTCCTTGATAGCATTTTTTAAGCATTTTTTGAAAATCGCCTCTATCGACCTTCGTCCCTGTAAATGCCTCATCCTTATAAATCCCTGCAAATTTCCAGTTTATTTCTCGTTTTATCCTTTTATGGTAGTGAGTAATTTGGTTATACAAGGATGCGAGCATATCATCCGTTCCTGACGACACTCTTGCATATGCACAAACTCGTTGTTTCCTTTGAAATTCCGATGTAGCATAAATCTCTACCAAAATAAAACCTCCTTTCTTGGCACACATTCATCACTCGTTTGGTCTCATTAATCAAGAATTATTTTTACTATCCTTTGAGACAATTTACTTTTTCTTTTATTCTTCCTTTTGCGTAACATTCACGACAACAATACTTTCTCTTTGCATTTCCATATACAATGAATTCCTTACCACAATTTTGACAAGTTATCTTGTAGTTTGCTTTTCGCTTGACTAGATCTAAATGAGAATTCCACCACCTCATTCGACACTCATCACAACAGAACTGCTTTTTCTTTTTTCCTTTTTTGCTGATTATCCTATCCCCACATTCTTTACACTCACCAATTTGAACTATTTGTTCTTCTTTGTTTATTTGTTCGCATAAATACCTAATACTGCTAATGGATACAGATAATTCCTTTGCTATTTTTTTATAGCCATATCCTTGTTCTCTTAACTCAAGGACTTTTTCCTTATCATCTTTCGCCATTATTTATCTCCTTTCTGCAGGTATAAAATTTAGGTCCTACACTATATGGAGATTTGAAGGCTTTTTTGGCAGGTATATTTTTTAATTTTTTTGAAATTTTGGCTTTTTTTCTATTTTCGAGCGTTCATTCAACTATTTATTTAAGAGCCCACAGTGGGCAAATTTGAGCCGATTAACGGCAAATAAAAAAAGGTCCTAACCAGTTTCTTTACCAGTCAGGACCATTAATCTAATTATTCTGTTTTTGTTTCTTGTTTTGTAAGCTGTTTTACTGCTTGATTAGCACCTGTAGCTGACAAGCCACTTGCTGCACCGATTACTATTGCAATAAATAAATTATTTGTTTCAAATACACCAGGCACAAAATAGAAACTTATAATTCCTATAATGATACCAAGTAAACAAGCAGTTAGTGGAATGAACCTTTTAAACTTTTCATTCCCTCCTAGTGCTGTTTTTGTAATATCTAAAATTGTATAAACTATTGCCACTATACTTGGCACAACATTAATTAAACCACTCATATTTATTCCTCCTATCTGTGAGCTTGTTTATTTAAATACTTTTCAATTTCTATGATTGCATGGGTTACAGGTCCATCACAACCTTGCTCTTTTAAACCTTTAAGGCACGCCAATACTCCTTGCGTGAGAATTGTTTGTTCTACCTTTATTTGTTTAATTGCATCATCTTGCTTATTTTGTTTTAAATACCATTTATAGGCAGAAAAAACAGCACCAAAGATTACTCCCAGTGCTGTAATAATTGATGCCCATGTAAGTATTACTTGCTGAACTTCCATTATTTATCCTCCTTTTTCTCAACTTTATCCTCATTTTTTTCTACTTTAGTCTCATTTTTTTCTCGCTTTTCTTCCACTTTTTTTCCAAAGAGTGAGGATAAATCGACAATTATAGCTGCCGACATTTCCAAATACTTCGCCATTAGACACACATCCTTACTGCAATGATACGGTTAATGCGCCCGCTCTAAATATAGGAATATAACCAGAAGGTATAGAAATAGAAGAACTCAACGCACCCCATAAAATAGGTGTTCCTCCAGTTTTTGAACTGAATAACCCAAAGTGTGTTACCGTTCCCCATGATGCAGTAGCTTCTGGGAAAAATATAATATTACTTGTATTACAGATACTACCATTTGCTGCCGCATCCATTACATAAGTATTTGATTGTCCTTGTGTTCCTAGCATTACTCTTGCATATCCACTACTTGATGAAGGTTCACTAAAATTAGATCCTGCAGCATCAGGAGTAGTAGTTGATAATCCTATATAGCAAGTTGATGCTAAATTTAGACTTCCTTGCCTTCCAAAAAAGGCATTTAAAATTGAATTTGCTGTATTTCTAGTAATCATTATTCATCTCTCCTTTTCTATTGATTTACTATTTTCATTAACCTAGCCCCTACAGTAGAACTAGTAGTATTACTTAATCTACGCAACGAATAAACTCCGCCATTATAATTGCTGTATGAATAACATTGACCTACAACTAAAATTTGATTTCCTATCCCTGTATCTCTTTGACAAAAGTAAGTGTTATAGGAACTATTATTTGTATGGGTTATTGGTAGAACCATAAATGGATGATTCACATCCCATCCAATGGAAGTGATTGTAGGATAACTATAACTTGAATTAGGATTTGAATAACAAAGTTGACTCATATTAGTGGTCGATTCACTAAAGTGGTCAGGATTGCTTGTGACATAGTTTTTTGAACCATATCCATACAAATAACATCCTTCAACAAATTCCATAATATTTCCTACAAAATCCTCTATATAGTGATATCGCATTTGTCTATAACTTAATTCATAGCCACTTGGAGTGTTTAGATTGTCGGTATATCCAGTATTTATTTTACTTTGACCACCATTTGTTCCGCTATAACTATATCGACCAGTCATAATTGACCTTGAATCAGTAGTTGCAAACTCTATCCAAAATAAAAAGACCAATACCATGTAATGATATAGGTCCAACAAGTGATAATCCTCACCTTGATTCTGTGCATATACTCTAAACTGCGATTTAGAAACTGAACTTTGTCTAGTTTTACCACTCAAACTCCATAATTTATTATTTTCTAATGATGCACCATAACAGGCATACATAAATGGTTCTACCTTATACCAATTATCTCCTAACCCATAGGTTGGCGAAACTGCAATATCAGTTATTTGATAACTAGCGTTAACACCAACTCTGAACCACATTTCTGGAAACTTTATGAATTTACCAGCATCATCCTCTACTATTTGACACTCGTTCCAAGGAAAGGAATCATTAAAATCCGATATAATTTCCCCTGTTTCTGTATTAATTTCAAATCCCATTTCTATTGAATCATCAGTTCTTGTAAGTGTAGGAATTGTAGTCGCTAATCCAGAAACACCAAAAATAGGTGCATGACCAGAATAGTATGCAACACTATTACTCAAGTTTGGATTTACTCCCTCTCCAATAGACCTTAAATTAATAATTCTTTTTCCATCTGGCAAATCAGAATGAACACTTAAATCATATCTCCACTCTTCAGTCCCATCATAATCAATAGTGGCTATTACCTCACCATCTACTAATAATTCAAATTGTTCTATTCCTTTTATATCTCTAACTATTTTTATTTTACTCAATTCTTCTATTTGAATATGAGGACCAGTAATAGTATACGAGGTTATTACTTCATCAGAAGGAACATACAACTCATTAAAACTTTGCATCCTCACTTGATGAGTCCCATAGTTTTTTATAAAATCCAAAACATTAATCTCTGCCATATTTTTTCCTCCTAATAACTTATTATTTTAAATTGAAGTGAGTCAGGTAGACTCGTTGCACTTCCATCTTTTCTATATTTAAAATACATAAAACTCTCACCATCAGGTATAGTTACAACCAAATCAACTGGTGTTAAACTTGGATATCCTCTAAAGTTTCTTAATACCTTTGTTGATCCTGTAGATCCATCATCTTGATTGCTTAAACTTAAAACTTGGTTAAGTTGTGATATTATTCCATAGTCATAATTAGACTCACCATAACTAATACAGGAAATAGTGATTTCTCTATCACCTACACTATTAAATACAACCTTGCATATTGAATATGTATTATCCTTTGATTGATTAGTGCTTTGATAATATTCATCCTCATTCATAATAAAATTATAGGTAGCACCTTCTATATCCTGAACTTCATATGAAAATAGATTTAAAACATCATCTATTTGTTCATCATTTAGATAAACATAGGTGTGCTCTGCATATCGTTCAGGACTAATCGATAAGAGATTTTCATCCCATTTATATTTTGGTCGTCTAATTTGAAATGCTGTATCGGCTATAGCACCTACGACTATATCTCCAGAAACATTTGGAATTGAGAGCAAACCAATATAACTATTCCATGAATAAAAAGGCTCATTACCACCCATAGTTACATCTATATCTTCAGGGATAAATAAGCCTTCATCTGGAATTATTTTTGTTGAGTATGTTAGTGCTTCGACAATAACTACTTGCTCATTGTATAAACTCATTTGAGTAAGAATTGGTGTAATAGAATAAGTCCTAACTTCAATTACAGAACTTTTATCGGATTCTGCAAATCCTGATGCTAAAGCAGTTACTTGTATTCTATTTAACCCATGATATTTCAATTCACAAATAGAAAAAGTATTTGTAGGATAGGCGATATCCTTTACTGGTTCATCATTCAAATAAACTCGAAACGTTTTAACATAATTACCATTCGTGCTTGGATTTGAAATTGTTATTATATCACCGTTTCTACTTATCGATAATTTATTTAATTTTGGCAAATTACCTGCACCTTGGAATGTTCCTACTACGCCAGCAATTTCTACTCCTTCTGCTATATTTTTTGCTTCAAAATTTTCTGGCACATTGATTATTACACGATTGTATAATTCCTCGTCTGGCGAATCAACCTCTTGATTTCCATTTGAAAAATCTAAATCAATTGTTCCAGTTGCCATTACACCATAACTAAATGTTGCTTTTGTTTCTTCTGGTGTTTCTAAAACTACCGCAGATACCCCTTCATAAGTAATATCCTCACCAGCTTTGTTTTTAATTTTTACATTTGTCTTTCTCACTCTTCCACCTCACAATCAATAAATATAGTTCCTTCATTTTGAACTACATCAAGAACTCTATAAACATACAAGTCACCATTGATAAGTTCTGGATTTTGCCAAGATGCCTCATCAAAGTCCATATTAGAAATTGAGTCACTACTACATTCAACAATAGAATCCATATAAACTGGGTTAATTAACTCTATTAGAGCATCACAATCTATACAATCAATATTTTCATTTACACCCATTGTTTCACTTGCGTCCTTTAAATTAATAAGTGCGTCTACCGTATTAAAATATTCTTCGCTAATTAATAAAGAAGCAAATAAAAAGCAAAGAACAGTTCCATTTGAAATAAACGACTCATTAACTGAAGAAACACAAACATCACCTTCATAGTAAATATTCTTCATAATTGACGATATTTCATTCTCAATAAATAAGGTTGCCGATGATGAGTTTTTTGCACTATATATTTCAAATGGACGACTAATTCTAATATTTAAATTGTGCGCACTTTGATGACTAATCCAAGTTGCTATTCCTTTATTTGCGGTTGATATAACATCAAAAATATGACTAATTTTAGATCCAGTATTTACAGCAACAGGAACATGAAGTTCTGGTTCTATAATTTCTAAAGAACTCTCGCTTCCACCTTCAATAGGAGTTGTTTCGCACATTGTCATAACCGCATTATCTATCGAATCACTAAATTGATCACTACCACCTATTCCAACACTTCCCAGTCTATCGGCTGTTCCTTCTACATCATGATTTATTAAAACAGGATCAGATTCTAGTGATCCACACACACCACTAAATAGACTTGAATCTATTTTAAATATAATTTCTTCATGTTTATCTAACTCTCCCGCTACACAAGGTGTGGCTGTTGTTCTAATTAATCTAATAGTAGCCATAGTCGATGAAAACATATCCGATCCAGTAATTAATTCTGCAAAAGCAGTGATATCAACTTTATAAGTTTGCTCTACATTTAATAATTGTTGAACTAAAGGAATAAGCACTGCATCATTTGATGATTCTAGCAAGCAGTCTATTCTTGCATCGATTGGATCAAGTGTGTCTATTCGCCCTAAAGCAGCAGATTGAATTGTCGCACTTAATAATGCATCCATATAAAGTCCAAATGAAATTGCCCCTGTTTCTTCACTAACTGATTTACTTATTGCTTCCATTACTGCTTTTCTAGTAAATGTTAATTGCGCTTCTACTGGTGCCGTTCCATATAAATAAATATGAAGGTTTTTATATAACTCTTCTAAATTCATAACCGCATCAGCATAAGTGTAAGAAATTGTGTGTGTATTCATAGTATCAGTAGCATCCCTTAATTCAATAATGGCTTCCTCACTTTTACTAAACACTTCATTAATTTCTAATGGGAATGGATCCTGGTATTCTAACAAAGCATCCTCAACTTGAACTGGTTTAGAGGTTCCAGTAATTTCTCTTGGATATTGAAATGATAGAACCCCTTTTACACTAAATAAATCCATCGAATATAAAGTAGTAATATTTTTATAATTCGCATCACCTTTTAATGTTGTAATCATCAAATTTAATTTTCGTGCTAATTCAACAAAATAAACACCATATACAGTATCAGGATCTTGATACCATGAAACATCCCTAACTCCTTTAAAATCGTCTCTTCCAACATAACCAATAAAACTTTCATCATACGACCATCGCCATGTTGATCCTACACAACACTCTATGTTATACCTTACTGCATTAAATTTTCTCGCAGTTAATTCTGGATACTTTCCTTCTAATTTAGTCAAATAATAACTTCCAAATTTATCATTCCATTCTGCTCCAATTGCATCTAATACTTCCTTAACTTTATCTACCAGTGCATTCCATACCGTTATTTTAAATTCCGAGCAAAAGCCACCTTTTGTGATAGCTTCATATGCCCTTCTAGTATCTTCATCCTTTTCCCAATCCCAAGGTTCAAAAGAACTGGGAAGGTTCATTTCTTTCATATACTAACCAAATTTTGCTATGGCTGCACCAGTGTAAATATTATTCATTTCTGTATCTTTCACAACATAGGCAGTATTATCACTAAATCTAAAGAAAATTCCATTGTATCCCTTTTGTGGTTCAAAGTTGCCACTTTCATCAGCAGGGTCTGAGTTTCCTATCCATAAACCATCAGTAAATTTTTTAACTAGACCAAAGTCTGTGTATTCGCCACTTCCTGAACCTAATTGTATAAAAGGATAATCCTCTCCATCAGTGGTATATCCTAATCGAATTTTTAAATCATTTTCACTATTGAAAACCTCATATCCGCCACCCGTCATTTGCGAATACCCTTCTAATACACCATTATTTCCAGCATAATACTTACCGCCATAAATTGTAGATGCTCCATTAATATAAACATTTCCTAAAGAATCAACTTTGAAATTATCATTGATATTAATAGTCCCACCATCAATTGTTACAGATCCTGCAAACCTATAATTACCTGTTTCCGGATCAAAATATAATCTATCTTGAAATATACCTTCATGATCCTTTGACTGCATTCTAAATTCTTCAGCATTCATAATCACTTTAGCATTATCATCATTTCTAGTAATTGTAAGACCATCATTAGAAGAAATTTTAACACCAAAATAGGCTTTATCTTTAGAAACAACTTCTGTCCTAATAGCCACTAAATCATTTTCTAAAGTTTCATCATTTCTACCTACTTGAATATCATAATCCTTACTATTAAATGGCTTTCGTTTTATACCTATTAACCTTACATACTCATCTATTCCAAGTCTAGTAAACTTTAAATGTAATTGATCACCAAGAGTTAATTTAGTTGTAGGTCTAATTGTAATTGAATAACTAGGGTTTTCTTCTGTTGCTTTTAAAGTTGAACTAATTGAAACAACATTATTATCTATAACTTCAATAGGAGTTTCACTTCCTTTATGTTTAAAGAAGGATACATAATAACCTTTAAATTCTACATCACATTCTAATGTAGAAGCTAAATTAAAAAGGATACTTCTAATTGTGCTTTGTTGCTGAATAGAAATGGTGCATTCGCCATCTACATCAGTTGTTCCTACAATAAAGTTAGTATCCCTTAAAATTTCTGTTAGTAATTCTCTAGAGGTTCCAGTCATAGTAAATGCTTCTTTAGAAATATCACTTAATCTATATGAAATATGCTCACAAGTGAACTTGATTTTATACATTCCTCCTGATAGTGATTTTTGAATAGAAACAACATCATAATAATCAGTATTATATAGAACCATGTAATCCTTGCCACTTACTAATGTTAGTAATTCATCAGTTATTAAGGTTTCAAAACTCATTTTCAATACTCCATCTAACCTTTCTTCAATATCACAAGTTAGAATTTTTGCAATATTTGTAATGTAAATCCCTGATTTGGTAAATATTTCCATTGATTACACCCCCATCGCTCGTTTCAAAGAAGCATTATTTATACTTTGAAATTTACTGGTCGACTTAGTAATTAGCTCACCATCTAAATATAATGGAACACTCACTTGAATAGGTTGTTGAGAACTTTCAATTTGATAAGGAGCTCCAATATTAAAATCTCGACTTACAGCACTAGTGTCTAATACTAGATTTTGAATAGCTTTGTTTAAACTACCTACGCTATCATCCACATTAGTTTCAATTTTTATTTTTGGATTTGCAGTTATACCATTAACTATATCGTTGATATTATTCGACAATTCTTGAGCTGCTTTATCCGCAGAATCATCCTCATCTATTCCACCCGCCAATCCTTCAACAAGCATATTTCCTACCCATTTTAACTTTCTAGATGGAGAGTGAATTCCAAAGAAATCTAATATTCCATTCCACAAATTTGAACACCAATCAGAAACCTTATCCCATAACCAATCCTTTAATGTTTGTATACCTTCCCAAAGTCCCTTAACCATATTTTTACCAACATCAATCATTTTTGAACCTATATTCCCAAATGCACTTACTATACTTTTTATAATTTCTGGAATATTTTTAACTATTCCCTCTATTATAGCTGGCATATTTGAAACTATGGCTGTAAACAACAGTATTCCTGCCTCTATAACTTCGTCTAAATTATCTATTAAAGCATTACATATACTTGAAATTATATCTGGGATGCACTGGATAATTGTAGAAATTATTAACGGAAGGTTATCTATCAAACTAATAAATAGTTGAACCCCTGCATTAATTAATTCAGGAATTGCCTCTAAAACTGCCGTTATAACACCATTTATGATTTGTGGAATAACTGCAACAATAGCACCTATTATCTCTGGCAAAGCATGAACTAACGATGTTAACAAAGTAATTCCAGCCGCTATAATTTGAGGGACTGCATTCAAAAGAAAATTAACCAATGAATTTATGATTTTTGGCAATGCCTCAATCAATACAGGTATAGCTTGTATAATTCCATCAGCCAATCCTAAAATTAATTGAAGTGCCACATCTAATAACATAGGTAAGTTATTCAACAAATTTTGACAAATCTCTACAATAACTAAAGTAATCATAGGGATTAATTCAGGCAAAGCCTCTATTAAACCATTACCTAATGCAACAATCACTTCAACTGCAGCACTCACTATTTGAGGTAGATTAGAGATAATTCCCTTAACTAAAGTCATTAATATTTGAGTCGTGCTTTTTGCTAGTTTTGGAAACCCTTTTGTTAAGTTTCCAACTATTAGACCAATTATCTTCCCCGCCGATTCGATTAAAGTATCCATATTATCCACTATGGCATTACCCATAGAATCAACTATTGAAGAAACTATATCAATCAATCTAGGGATACTTTTTATAGCTGAATCTAACATTATTTTTAATATAGAAGTAAATACCTCACCTATTTTAGAAACATCCCCATTCGCATTTTTTATTCCATTTGTAAATTGTGAAATCAAGGACACTCCATCAGTTG